CTGAAGTTTTAAAATCATTTTGAATTATGTTTAGCATTTCTCACTCTCCTTCCCCCTGCAGCACTGCCAGCTCCGGTGTGATAGTTCCTTTTCCCTGTACAGTGCACCTACTCCTGTCCTTGTAGGTGAAAAATATTTTCCACATGGTCTTTTCCTTTCTTAAATGCTACTTGCACATTTACTCTCCCAAGTCATATAATCTCCTTACAGGACGTTGTAGTGCCCGAGTTTATGAAAGGAGGACTTTATAATGAGTAATAATGATTTATCATTGATAGAAAAATTTAAGTCTTTAATGCAACAAGCTATGTTATATGCTCAATACTCTCACGATTATATTTTTGATGATTCTGTTGAGGATTCTGTTGCTATTGCATATCTGAATATTGCGGCTTCAAAATTCGCTGCTGCAGAATCTCTTTACTATTCATGCTTTAACATTTTGGAACGTGATGAAGCTGAAAGTATTTTTCACATTTTTGACGTATATATGGTTGAAATGTTGACCAATCATAAGACTGAGCACTCTCATCAATGGACAGATATCGAGTACAATCGTTTAAAGGATGCTTTCGATTCTTCAGCGTTTGCATTTTAAGATATCTAACTTTTCTAAGGGGAGGTTTTTCCTCCTCTTATCTCGTCTAATATTTCATGCAGTAATGCGGTCTGGTACATTATTTCCTTTCCTATAACAGAGTCCGGATCTATACATACCGACTTTCTTTTCTTTTTTGCTTTTTCTCTCTTGATTTCATCTCTTTGCATTTCTGCAAACTTCGAAATTTGTTTATAAATTTGATTTCCCATATGGTTTTGTCCTTTCTGTAAACCGCTAAGTATCTTTTTAAGTTACTTGTGTGCAAAAAAAATTGCAACAGGGTTATCTATACCAAGCTTGTCTATCATGATTTCTATTTCATCGCTTCCGAAGACGCCTTTATTCATCTTCTCATAGAATGTCTTAGGAGTGACTCCTATCATCTCTGCCACATCCTTTTGTGAGTACCCATTCTTTGCAATTACACCTCGTAACTCGTCTGTCTTTATCACTCTATCACCTCCGTATCTTTTTAAGTTACTTTTACTATAACACTTTTATGTAACTTGTCAAGTCATTTTTTATTGCATTTATAACATTTTTGTGCTATCATCAAGTTACACAACAAATAGAAAGGAGTGAGCATATTGACTATAGGTGAAAGAATTAAAGAATTGCGTAGTTCATTTGGTTTTAGTCAAGTAGATTTTGCTGATAAAATTGACGTTTCAAAGCAGACCTTATATAAGTACGAAAATAATATAATAACAAATATTCCATCTGATAAAATTGAATCTATTGCACATATTTGTAATGTTTCACCTGCTTATGTAATGGGATGGAGTAATAAAATAGAGAAAAATCCGTCTCCTGTCAACAATAATGACAAGATTATTATTGATAAGTACCACCAGCTTAATGAGGAGGGTAAGCAACGGCTTCTGGAGCGTGCCGACGAGCTTATTGAGCTGGGCTATATTGCAAAAGGGGACGCACTGAAAGAGGCATAAGGTACTCTGTTGAAGAGAATATTATAAAATTTAAATAAGGAGGCACTTATGGATAAAAAGGAATTTGATGAACGTTTAAATGCATTGTCTGAAAGAGTCTTATCTAAAGCTCTTACACCTGATGAGGAAACAAATTATACTGAATCATTATTTGAATCAATCAGACATGTAAATGAATATGGTCAGGAGTTTTGGTATGCAAGAGAGCTTCAGATTGCTCTTGAATACAAAGAATGGAGAAACTTTTGTAAAGTAATTGATAAAGCAAAAACAGCTTGTGAAAGCAGTGAAAACACTGTATCTGAATGTTTTGTTGACGTCAACAAAACATCACCAATGCCTAACGGTGGATTTAAGACAGTTGACGATATTGCCCTATCCCGTTATGCCTGCTATCTTATAGTGCAGAATGGAGATCCGCGAAAAAAGGTAATCGCACTTGGTCAATCATACTTTGCTGTCAAAACGCGTCAGCAGGAACTTATTGATAACTACGATAATCTCAACGAGGATCAGAAGCGTTTGGCCATCCGCAAAGAAATGAAAGAACATAACAAGCTTCTTGTAGCCGCTGCCAAGGATGCCGGTGTGCAAAGTGGTATTGATTATGCAATATTTCAAAATAGTGGTTACAAGGGGCTTTATGGTGGTATGACCGCTAAGGATATTAAAGCTCATAAGCAGTTAGGCAAGAATGATGACATATTAGACTATATGGGTCATGAAGAACTTGCCGCCAATCTCTTCCGTGCAACACAGACAGAGGCAAAGCTCCGCAGAGAGCAGGTAAAAGGCAAAGAAAATGCAAATCAGACTCACTATGCTGTTGGCAAGGAAGTCCGTGATACCATTAAGCGATTAGGTGGCACAATGCCAGAAGACTTACCTACACCAGATAAAAGTATCAAACAGCTCGAGCGTGAACAGAAACTGCTGCAAAAGAAAAAATAAAAATTATTACTATGATTTCATCTTTCCTAGGAATTGCTGTTGTAGCCTTACCGGCCGGTATAATAACGTCAGGTTTAATGGATGAATTAAGCAAATCACATGATGAATAGCATAAGTTTAAGGAGGAATTTATATGGCAATGATTAAATGCCCTGAATGTGGAAAAGATATTTCTAATCAGTCAGACAAATGTATATACTGTGGTTTTCCTATAAGAAATGAAGATATGATAGTCTGTAGCAACTGCGGAGTTCTTAACCAGGCAGGAAGTACATTCTGCTCTTCCTGCGGTAATCCTCTGGTTAAAGGTATTACTGCTCCGTCAACAACAAAGGCACATAAATCTGCTAATAAGAAAAAACACTCAAAAAAACGACATAGTAAAGCACCTCTTTTTATGTCCATATTCTTCTTATTACTAATTTTAATAGCAGTCATTGTTTTCAGATGGGCTATTCAATCAGGCAGACTTGAAGTTGTAATAAAGGATCCTGATACAAATGAAAGCTATCAGCTCATATCAAGTAGCGGTTTGTTCAATGTTGCATTAACAATTCCTGCAGAATATGTTGAAGGCACAACTCAAAAGGAGCTCAATAAACAAGCCAAGGAAGGAACTTTTAAATCTGCCACACTGAACAAAGATGGAAGTGTTACATATGTCATGAGTAAATCTCAACACAAGGAGATGTTGAACACGCTTAAGGATTCTATCGCAGATGAACTTAATAAAATTCCTAACTCTACCGACTATCCAAATGTAACTAAAGTCGAAGCCAATGACGATTATACCAAATTTACTGTTACCACAGCCAGTACAGAGCTTTCGTTCGAGGAACAATTTCTCAGTATCCAGCTTTACATATATGGAGGAATGTACAATGCATTTAATAATTTATCCCCTGTTATATCTGTTGATTATGTAAATGCAGACTCCGGAGCTACAATTTACTCTGGAAAATCCTCTGATATAACTAATTAAACAATTTTAAATCCATAGTTTTGCGCCGGCGCAAATTAAAAACCGCCCTGCAGCTACCAACACCAAGGCGATGTAACCTGTACTCCGAAGAGTATAAAATCCAGACAATTTCGTGAAGTCACGAATATGTTTTGTTAAGATTAACAAAACATAAAATAAACAAGCTATCTTGTCCTTTGTCAATTTGCATAACTCATAATGCAACTTTGTTAAAGAATTTAATAAAAGGAGGATCTATGAACAACAACATTAATGAAAACGATATTAAAGCTATTTTATCTAACGCTGATATTCCTATAATTGACGAAGATGTTAATTACTGGTTTCTGCGAACATCCGGAGGTGCAAATTTCGAAAATTTTTATTTTGGAAACTATATAGCAATTGGTTGGGATGACATAAATGACTTTTCTCTTATAACTCCTAAACAATTTGATACTTTAAAAAACATTGTAAAAGAAATTTATCCTGATGATGCTAAGCCTGGCTCAACTGCATCTCAACTTATTCATTTTGTTTCTGACATGAAACCTGGCGATTATGTATTAATTCCCGGAGCTAATTGCGAAAGAATTGCTTTTGGCATTATAACAAGTGATGCATATATTTATGAACCTACTGCTGAAGAACAGTTTAATGCCAACTTTGAAGGTATTAATGTAGGCTATTTGAAAAGACGTAATGTAGCTTGGATTAATGATGCTCCTTTAGAGCGTTCTTCTTTAGATCCTCTGTTAAAGCCTATTATATACACCTATGGAACTATAGTTAATGCGAATCCATACTCTGCTTTTATCAATAGAAGTATTTATGATTTATATTATCGTAATGGTGAATTACATTCTATTTACAACATTACTAAGAGTGACAATATTTCCATATATGACTTTTATGAATTCATAAATAACATATTTTATTTTCTTGACTGTTATAGTGAAATTTCTGGATTTGAAGTTAATAAAAGCGAATTATCTATAAAAGCATCCATAAATTCACCCGGTCCTGTAGAAATAATAACTGGTGCAACCTCTGCATTTATAGCACTGTCCGCATTATCTATTTTCTTAAATGGTGCTCATGTTAAATTTTCATTTAATATATTC